TTTCTATATTGTTTATCGGGTGTAGATTTTACATAGTCCTCAACAACGTCTAAAATTTTATTGATCTTCTCAACCGATAGCGTTAGGAATAATTTTTCACATTTTGCAACGTGTAACTTTTTATCGTACAAATCCCAAAATTGATTAAAAGTAGAAGACTTAAAACTCAAATCACTTACGCTTATTCCGACAGGAATTTTTTTCAACCTTTTAGTTTTAGTTTCTATTTCCTTTTCTACTTCTATTTCCTTTTCTACTTCTACTTCTACTTCTACTTCTATTTTCCGAACCCCTCTGAACCCTTTGGCAAGGGTTTCGAACCCTTTGCAAAGGGTTTCGAACCCTTCTTTTGTTTTTTCTAAAACATTGATATTCACTATCTTTAACTCGGTAGGTAGTTCGTTGTAAGTGTGGATTGCTGACTTCATCATATTGAAGTTGTACTTCTGATGTTTAACGAAATTCAATAGTAAAACCCGATTTTGTCCGTATTTAATCTTTCCATCACGTTCAAAATCCTGTAAAATCCTCTTAATCTCGTCTTCTTTAATCCCAGTTTCGAATGAAACTTTCCTTGTAGAGATTTCATAAACCCCTAACATATTTGTCTTTTCATTAGTCACAAAGTAAATAAATAACAACTTTGCAGAAGGACTAAGTAACTCAAACCAAGTGTCTGACCAAATAACGGTGTTTAAACTTCGTAGTTTACTCATTTTCGCTCTCGTTTGATAGGTAAGCAATTTGCCTTTTTAATTCCCGAACCAATCGTACTGCGGTGGGCTTGTTAAGGCAAATGTAATCTAATGAATTACCTTGTATTGAGATAAAGATTTCATTGTTAGAATTAAAGTGTGCTTTTAATTCGTGTTGTTCTGTGTTGCTTCTTTCTGTTCCGAAGAAGGTAATAATTGTTTTTTCCATAACGTTACGGTTTTAAGTTTCCGACAAACTATTTAGTTAAATACAAAAAACCTTAAAAGTTTCGAGGTGGTGGACTCTACTCCTTTTAAGGTTTTGTAAGTTGTGTTTGTTGTTTAGTAATTGTACCACCACAGTAATTTACTGATGCAAATATACTGCTAATCTTGTTAATTCTAAAACTGTTTTATTAACATTTATTTGCCTTCCTTTAACAATTCAGCATCAATAATAGCAAGAATTTCATTTTTAATCTTGTCGTGTAAATGGATTGGTACATTAATCTGTAATTTGCACGTTTCAATATTTGCACCGTATTTATTTGGACGCCCTTTTTTTACAGGCGTTTCTTTTTCTTTTTTCATTATTTCTATTTTTTCAGAAGTTCAATCGCTTGGAGAACTCTATTAGTTAAAAAATCTTTGTCTTCTTGTGGAACTTCAAATGTAAAAACATTCATATTTTTAAAATAACTATCGTCGGGTAATACTGCTAATTTAGAATTATCATTTTCGTAAATAAACCGAACTTGCCAAGGTTGTAATCCTACGTGGTCTAAATAGTCGGGGTCATCGCATAATTCTCTTATTTGTTGCATTTCTGACTCGTATGGCATATAACAGATTGCTTCGCCTAATTTAACGTCTTGTATTACGGAATTTGATACGATTTGCCAATATTCTGCTGGGTGTTCGTCTTTTATAAATTCCGTATCGGTGGTTAATAAAGCAGAAACATAAGAAGCAAAATTTTTAGGTTGGTAACATTTCAATTCCGAAACCTTTACACCTCGAACTAAGAAGTCAGGACTGCCCGAAAATCTTTCAATTGTCGGGTGTCGTGTTGTTTCTTTGCTTATTATTTCATATTCCATTCCGAGCAAAGAATGTATTCTACCTTCTAAAAATGAACCCCATACAGCACTTTGAGAAGAAACTCCTGTTTCTAAACTTCGACCCATTTTTTCCTCATACATTTTTTCTTTCACATAGGTATAAAAAGCTGAACTTGGTTCGCCATTTTTCAAACTTGTACACAAACGGTACATTTGGCTCGATGTGAAATTTCCGATTCTTTCTTTATTTTTTAACATTTTACAGTTTGTTTAGTAAGTCAATTGCTTTTTTATAGCTGTTTTTTTCTTCATTGTCAATTATTCGACAAATGTTTTCGAGTTCATTTTCGGGAATTAAGTTTCTTTTTTCCTCGTACAACATTTTTAATTCTTCAAGACTATTTTTCTTTAAAGAATTATCAACCCCAAAAGTCATTTGTTTCTCTCGGTTTAAATCTCTACCAAATAATTTTCCAATATGATCTGTAGCATCTGAAATAGCGAAACTAACTGCTTTTGGTAAACTCATAGCTACCGCATTATTTCCGATACTTTGTAAGTCTGCTGGACTTGAACCCGATTTCGTTTGTATTTGGTCTGCCCCTGTGCCATCATGGAAACTCCATTCATTTGTTACGGGATGAATGTAATGAAAACGAATAGTTACATAAACAGCGTTAAACATTGTTCCTTCACGTAAAATTTCAATCCTATGGTCTTTAAAAATTCTTTGGATTAAAGTTTCTTTGATGCCGATAGGAATATATTTTGAATTTCCCGCATATTTATTTGTCGCTACCCATTCTTCTTTTGGTTGTTGGTTCATCAACAAATTAAACTGGTCTTTTTTGAAAAGTTCGTCGATGTTTGCTAAATCGTATAAATCTGAAAGTACAGGTAATTCTTTACCCGTACTTTTTACTGCTAATTTTTTTTCTTCGCTCATAATTTCAGTTTTTTTTATTTTCTTTCTTGTTTTTTAAATTTCGTGTTCCCGTTGGATAATTCAAAAGGATTAACATTTCCCCAATACAATTCAAAATAATATATTGGTCTTGTTCCGTCATAATAATTATATCCTCGAATAATCGTTTTGTATTCTAAGAAACTCATTCTACTTGTTAGTATCATTTATTTCAGTTTTAGGGTTTGTTTTATTTTGTTTTCTAATTCAGCAATTTTAGATTTTTCTTTCGCTGTTTTTTCAAGGGAGTGATTTTTTAAAATAAAATATTCTCTAAATAAAATTTTCACTCGTTGAAATTGGTTTGAATTATCTATTAATTCGTCGTAATAAGACTCGTTTATCGCAATTTCTTCGTCGGGTCTATCTTCTTTGTTCGTCGGGTTATTTGGGTCGAATGTACCTTCTATATAATCATCTAAGTTCATCATAATTTCTATTTTTCAAGTTCTAATTTCAATTTTTCAAACATTTCTAATTTTTTTGCTTTTTCAATTTCGTCGATTTGCTTTTCTATTCGCTCCGCAAGTTGTTTCTTTTGGTCTTCGGTAAAATCTAAGTTCATAAACGAACCATCGTAAGTTTTTAAGTGATCCCAGCCGTTGCAAATCCACAATCTAAAAACATAAATTTCGTCAATTTTAATAGTCCAAGCGTGATTTCCTTTTTCTACGATTTTGTATTCTTCGTTTATAATTTTGTTTGTGAAATAATTTTTAATTTCAGCAATTTTGTTTTCTAAGTTTTTCATTTTTCTATTTTTTTTGTTTCTACTTTTATTTCTTTCCCGATTTCAGATTCCAAAATTTCAAATTTTTCGTTTTGTGGTTTGTTCATTTTAGATTCTAAAATTATAAACTTTTGGATTTTCATTTATTTTCTAATTATTTTCTCGCAGTTTTCAGCGTTAAATTTTACTATCGAAATTGGGTTTATAGTTTGCTTCGATAAATCAATTTCCATCTGCAAAAATCGTTTGCAAATTGTTTTTTTTGTGCATTTATCATTGGCACATCTCGTATAATCGTAAGGGATTAAGTTCATAATTTAGTTTTTTAAAATGTATTTTATCGGTTTCTTTAAATGCGGTAAGTCTTTTGCGAGTTCGACAATTTTTTTCGCTTCGCTATTGTCGTTTGTTTTCAAATATTCTCCAGATGTTTTTCTGTCTTCTATCGGTTTTTCTCTATATTTCTTTACCATTTTTTTGTAGGTTTTTTAAATATTTGGTTAATTTTTCCTTTACACGTTCTAAAATTTCAATTCGTTTGTTCGCATTTTCGATTATCGTCGTAAAATCGGGATGTATTTTCAATTCTCTTTTATGGTGCAAAATTTTAATTTCGCAGCGATAAATATTTTCGATAACTAAAATTTGTTTTTTTAGTTTTCTTTTTTGTTCTCTTAACTTTTCTAAATGTTCCATAATTTTAAAGTTTTTTCAGTCCGTATGGTTCAGCATCTAAACCATATTCGCAAGTATAACCAACTTTTTCTAGTTCGTCCACTAAATTAGAACAACAGATATAATCGTTTTCAGATTCATAAAATCGGTCTATAATTTCCAGTACTTCGCTAGGTAAATTTACGTAATGTTCGAATAAATCTATATTTTCGTTTTCCATTTTTTTAGTTTTTAGCAAATTTGTAATTGTGAATTTCCTTTATTTTATCGCTTCTATGCTTTAAAGAGTTCCCAAAGTAACCATTAATAAAATTAATTTGGTTTTCGTGATTCTCTAACCTATTCAATAATTCATCGTTAAACCGACAATTTATTTCATTTAGTATATTTATGCTCTCTATCGTGGAACAGTCCATAAGAAGCTCTGAAAATAACGTTTCAACCTTAAAATCGTGTTTTGTAGGTCGTATTCTGTGGTAAAATTTGAATATTATTTTTTTCATCGTTTTATTTTTTAGTTTTCTTTAAAATCTCCTCGAATGACAAGTTAAAAATATCGTCGTTTACTAAATTTGAAACAGTCCCGAAGATAGGACTGTTTTTCACTGGTATTAATTTTAGCTTCAAACGATAATTATTATCGTCGACTAGTTGTTTAGTGGTTTTCATTTTTTAAAGTTATTCAGTTAGTAAATTTTCTTTGTCTTCCCAGTGATCCAAAACATATTCCCACTGAACAGAACTCAACACGAAATCTTTTTCTACTAAATTTGCAAAGTTTTCGTAAGTTGCACAAAGGAATAAAAACTCTTTAGCATAAATAGGATATACCCAATTGTAAAAAACGTCTTCCTTAATTTCTGATAAATTTATCTTTGTTCGCATAACTTTTATTTTTTACTTGTTAAAATACAATTTCCTAAAATAATTTTCTACATCTAATAAAAATAAATAGGTAAATGTTAAGCATAAAACCCCGATTAACATCAAGCCTATTAAATACAATATTGTTTCTTTGTCTTTTTTCATTATTTTATTTTTTCAAAAGTTAATATTTTGTTCCTTACTATAAAATCAAATTTTTTGTTCTCTAGTTCTCTAATAATTGCAATAGCTAAAAATGTACTATTTCCATTAAAATTTAATTTGTGCCTAAAATTTTCTTTAATGAATTTTAAAAATAACCTACCTAATTGACCACTTTTATAACTCGCTGTATAAATTGCCAGCGCATTACTATTAATAAATTCTATTGTCTTAATTTGCAAAGTATCAGAAAAAAAAGATACTATTTCCTTTATTTCTATTTTTTGAATTTCCATAACTATTTTTTTTAAATTAAAGTAACCAGTAAAACAACAAAAAAGGCAAAGATTAAAACTTTGCCTATATTGTTATTCAGTTTTTTTGCGTCTTGTTTGAAAGTCATTACTTTATATCTTTATAATTTTTATAACTCGTATGGAGTATTATAAATTTATTCAAATATTTAGCGGTTGTTTTACTTTGCGGTTGGTTTTCAGTGATTTTTATAATTGGCTCGTTGCTATTTTCGAAATTTTCAATAGTACAAACTATTGTATCATAAGATTGAAAAATTATTTTACCGTCACTAAATAAATAAAATTGATTGTTAGCTAATTGCTTTATAGTTTTCATAGGATTGATTTTTTATAAGATTAAAAAACCGCAAAGGTTTAATTTTGCGGTTGAATTGTTTTTTTACTCGTTTTCTTTGTCTTCCTTGTATGTTTCAAGTTCAGAAAAATCTATTTCATCCATACAATAATCATATAAACCAAAATAAGCTAATTGACTTATATTTGTCGCTGTACCTAGTTCGTAACCTTCGAACTCAGTTAAATGAAGTTCAGAAACAATTGCAAAACAATCTGCATAATAAATAACTTCATTATCAATTGTTTCATTTAAAAACTCGTAAACGTCGATAAAATTTCCATTGTCAATTTCACTTTTGAAAGATTCTTTGAACTCAGAAACAAACGCATATTTATTGAAATTTGCCATAATAATTAATAGTTTTTTAATATATCGGAACTAATAAACCGCTTTAGATTGATTGTTTTTTTTCTACCGTAAACCGTTAAAAAACGATTTACACGCTTATAGCTTAAAGAACTTTTTAAAGTCGCTATAACGACGATTTTTTTAATCCCATATTTTTATGGATTTACGGTTTAAATTACCTTTTAACATATTTTTTAAGGCTATTTTAAAACTTTTAGTCTCTAAATATACGTGTAATTCATTTTGTTTTTTACCCGCTTGTAATTGCGAGACCTCGTAAATACCGTCTTCGTAATTTATAACCATACCATCTAATAAATCACCTTTGTAGTATGAAGGTTCAATTATTATATTTTTATGATGTTTTGTACTTACGTCGAAAATTTGAAAAGATACACCTTTGTTTGTCATCAATTCAATTAGTACATTATTTATTGTTTTTAATTCGGTTGTAACAGTTAAACGCTCCATAATAGTATATTTTAATAGTTAAAAAATTTGATTAATAAGTTGTTCCAGTACAATTAGTACAAGAAAAAAGCACCCGATTATAATATAAAGGGATGCTTTAAAAAGTAATTTTTTGATCATTTTACTTAAAGTTTGCACCCGATAGGTGCATTATAAATAAAATAACAATAACAGCAGTAAAAAAAGCGATAATTTGGATTGAGTTTCTCATAATAGTAATGTATTAAATTTATAATTTAGTTAGCGCCCTACCTTGATAAACGAATCAAGTTAAATCCTGAATTGTAGGGCTATATTTTTAATAGTGTTCTTCGCATTTTACCGACTCTTTTAAGACTCCCATATAAGATAAATTATATAGGCTCAATCAACGGGATTTTTAACGCTTCACTATTCCAGTATATCAAAGAGTTTATTTAGGCGGTATTATAAAAATTGTCTGAGTTAACCGCTGTCAACTAAGAAAAGAGATTATTAATTTTGTTCCTTTCTACTATGTAAAGATACAACCTATTTAATGATATTAAACGCAATAGGGTTAATTATTTTTGATATTAAATACACTTTTACGTTATTCTCATAAAACGTATACACTTAATGAATAAAGTATACAAAATACATTCAATCACTAAGAATAACACAAAGAAATTATAAGATAAAATGTATTAATTTTGTAACAGTCAGTAACTTAAAATAATCCGATATAATGAACGATAAACAAACAGACAATAAAGACGAACAAACCAAGCAAAACGAGCCACAAAACACACAAGGAACGAACCAAACAAAGGAAGATATAAAAGAACTGGAGGTAATTAGTAGCGGACAAGTGGACATCAGAAGCCTATTAAATCTTTCAATTAATGAAAATGATATATTAACCACCGAAGAAGCAAAGGAATTTCTATACAATAGTAATAAGTTCAAAGAGCTAACATCTGAAACGTTTAATGAATACCAACTAAAACACATAACTAACTATATAAAGGTTAACTACCTAATAAGAGAAGGCAAGAGCATAACAGAAGCGTGCAAAGTATTAGGTATTAGAAAACAATATTTTTTTGATGTGGTAAGTTTGAACACAGAAACCACGAACTACTACACGCAAAGTTTGACGATTAGAACGCATATACTGAGTGATAAGGCACTAGAGTACGCGGAAGACTCCAGCGGGGATATGTATGAGAACGAGCGGGGATACCTCCTCCCTAATGGGGTTAACGTGCAACGGTCACGGCTAAAGGTTGACGCGTTACAGTGGTATATCGGGAAGGTAAATAAAACCACATACGGCAACAGCACCACTATCGCAGGTGACGCAGATAACCCTCTAAAGGTGGTAGCGGTGACAGGTATGGTTATTGAATAGGTAAGAAAGGAAGTACGATCAAGATACTACAATATATTTGATTATGTATAACAACAATCAAAACAGTAAATAGTATATCTTTGCCTTATGAAAAGGAAGAAAGGAAGCGGAGGAACTCGCAAAGGTGCAGGAAGGAAAACGATTGAACCAACTAAACTGGTAGCGTATCGTATCCCGCTGTCATTAATAGAAAAGGTTAACATAGTGGTTAAGGATATGATAGCCAAACATAAGCAAACGACTGAGATAGTCCACAAGATAGAAAAAAAAGAGTGTTCCTGTAGTATCGTAGGTTATATGGCTAATAATGTACCTATCCTACATAAATGTGAGAACTGCAAACGGCTTGATAGGTAAAAGACAAATTAAAAAACGATAGGGGCGGGGGGCGTGGAGGATTAAACGCGAACGCGCTAATGCCCCCCTTCTTACATTCTGCTCTACAAACCCATAGAACAATCTTTCTTGTGGGGCGTGATAAAACTAAAGTGAGGGGATAAGGTTAATGTTGGGAGATACTCGCTTAAATGGGGTAAAAGAGGGGTTGTGTTGGGAAAAATCGACGGCAAGCCGTATTTGATTTAGGTTACGGGGGCGGTGGATGTTAAAAAGTGGGGAGGAATGGTTACATTTGTGGATTGGTTCTTAAAAAATTTTCGGGGTTTAGTTTTGTGTAGAATGGATTATTAACTTAAAAGTGAATTATATGGAGAAGTACAGTTTTAATGAGATGACGGCAGTCTTGGCTATTGGTTTTATCTTCGGGATTATTTTTAGTGTTGTGTTTTCTTACTTTAACAATTAAACGACTATTTTATGGAATTAGAATTAGATGTGTTTATGCTAAGTGACGACCAAGAGAATATGTTAGAGTTGGGAGTGTCTGTTGATTTTTCGGATTCAAGAACGAGCCGACATACTTTTTACAATATCTCTTATATCACTCCTTATAATAAAAACTTTTGCTCTATAATCTGCGATGGTATTCAGTTGATATGTTGCGACAATTACAAAGTGGCATCACACCGAATAAGACAAGCGAGAATGAAATGTTTAAACTAAAAAAGTTTTATGGTAATAAAGTTCAATACCAACGGTAACGAAAGGCAGAAAGATTGCGTGAGAGCGTGGGTAGATGATTCAGTTTCTGATATAGTTTACGGGGGCAGTAAAGGGTCAGGAAAATCCTACATTGGTTGTAGTTTAATATGTGCTGATGCTTTAATGTACCCCGAAACTTTTTACTTTATTGCGAGGAAGAAGTTGTCGGATTTGAGAAAGTTTACCTTGCCGAGTATTTATGAGGTGTTAAACCATTATGGGATTCACGAAAAGTATTTCAAGTTCAATGGTGTGGATAATTATATTACTTTTCACAATGGATCAAAGATTTTCTTATTAGATGCTAAATACATTCCTTCCGACCCTACTTATGCGAGGTTTGGCTCGATGCAGATGACAAGAGGTTGGATTGAGGAAGCTGGAGAGTTTGATATTGACTGTAAGAAAAACTTACAAATTAGTATCGGTAGGTGGAACAATAAGAAGTACGGCTTAGTGGGTAAACTGCTAAATACGTGCAACCCCGCTAAGAATTATTTATATTCTGATTTCTACAAGCCGAACAAAGAGGGTACAATCTTACCGTACCGAAAATTCATTCAAGCCTTGCCATCGGATAATAAAATGTTACCCGAAGGTTATTTGGAAATGTTAGAACGTACTTTGGATTCTAACGCTAAACAACGACTTTTATATGGGAATTGGGAATTTGATGACAACCCTTATGCAATGTTTGACTACAACGATGTACTGGGAATGTTCACGAATGAGTTCGTTAAGCCTACCGAAGAAAGATATATGAGTTGTGATATTGCTTATACGGGTTCAGATAGGTTTGTTATTACACTTTGGGCGGGATTTGTGGTAAAAAAGGTAATTGCCATAGACAAAATTGATGACACAATGGTATCGAAGAAAATACACGAACTCCGATTGGAATACGGAATACCGATTAAGAATGTAATCTACGATGCTGATGGACTACAGACGTTTACTCGTAATTCTACCAAGCACGGTAACTTAGTAGGGGCAAAAGCGTTCAATAACGGTGGTACTCCGCTGAAAGTGAGTGGTAAAACAGAGAATTTCAAGAATTTAAAGGCACAATGCTACCATAAATTCGCTGAAATGGTAAAAGCGAACCAAGTTTACATAGAAGACCAAGCCTACCGAAAACAAATTATCGAAGAAGTAGAGCAAATATGTAGGATGCCACTACTCGATGACGGAAAGTTCGCCTTAGAAAAGAAAGACGATTTAAGGAAAAGATTAGGGCGTTCTTCTGATTTTGCCGACTCCTTAGCTATGAGGTTTATGTTCGAAATTAAAGGAGTGAAGAAAGTGATGATAAAATGGTAGAGATTCTCTTACTTTTTAACATAAATGATTGATTTTTATTTTGATAAGACAAAAAATACTTACATTTGCTAATAAATATGATTTAAAATGACTATAAAAACCGATATTCAAGCTGTAGAGATACTAAAAGACAATGTTCAAGTATCTAAAAAGTGGATAGAAGCAAGAGATTATTCTAAAAGTTTAAAGGCTCTTGTCAACGGAGAGGGTTTTTTAGATGAATTGGTAAACGTAATCGAGAAGATTGAGAGTGTTGATAAAGCGAGGGCGAGAAGAAGTTACGCAAATGATGTAAAGCATTTATTCACACGATTATTCCAACCTATTGAAACTATTGGGTTTGCAACGGGCGATACTCGTAATTATGATATTGCCAACGCTGAATTGAAGGGTAAATTTATTAGTTCCATAGCGAATATCAGGGACAACAAGCCATTATCTCAATGGGTGCTGAGAAACGCAATTGATTTAATCAACACCGACCCAAACGGTGTCATTTTCGTAGAATACACTACGGAGGGTGGTATTAATGTTTACCCCACTTATAAGTCCTCTAATTCTATTAGAGCCTACAAATCTAAAGGGCAGTTGGTAGATTGGATTATATTCGAACCCGAAATCAGAAACCAAAAAGAACATTGGCGTATTGTATGTGATAAATACGATAGAACTTTCAGAAAAGAGGGTAATAGTTATGTTTTAGCTGAGGAATTGTCTTTTGAACACCCATTTGGTCAAGTTCCCGCTGTAATTTGTTCTGATATTCAGAAGATTGGCGAGGAAATCAAAATATCTGCTATTGATTCGGTTATCGGATTAGCAAAAGAGTACGCTCGTGACCAATCATTCCTTACTTTATACAAGATTTACAAAGGAAATCCTATCTTTTGGAGGTATGTTTCTTTTTGTGGCGATTGTCGTGGTACGGGGAAACAAGAGGAAAAACCCTGCACATCTTGCGGAGGAAAAGGAAAATACGTGAGTAATGATGTTACTGATATGGTAGAGATTCCATTTCCTGATGATAAAGAAACACCAGTAGTTGCACCATATATCGGAGGGTTTTTATCTCCCGACTTAGAAGTATGGAATACCTACAATGAGGAATTAATGATATTAGAAGGTAAGATATACAAATCACATTGGGGTACTATGTTCGGGATGCAAATGGATAAGTCCAACCACCCCAAGACGGCTACCGAGATCATTGCGGACAAGCAACCCCTTGAAAACCAACTTAATAAATATGCCGATTATATCGAGTATATGGAGTGGAAAATATCGGAGTGGATGCTAAACTTACACGACCCATTAAAGAACAGAAGCGAAACAAGAATAACCATACATAGAGGACGTAGATATATCATTGAATCGTATGACGTATTATTAGACAAATACGAACAAGCGGTTAAAGATGAAGCCAACTCGGTTATCTTAGATAAATTATTCGTTGAGTTCATCAACTCTAAGTACAGAAACAATATCGAGGATTTAAGAGAGAATTTGATTAAGTTTTCTATTGAGCCTTACCCACATATGTCTATTAAAAATGTTTTAAATATATTTGGAAACGAGGAAGCACAAAGAAAGATTTTATTTCAAAAATACTGGCAAACAGTAAAAGACATTTCAAACGAGGATAAATTAGTATCTGATTTTGAAGTGTGGTTCGAAAAAAACAAAAAGGCAGTACCACAAGTAGTAATGCCGATTAATACTAATCTAAATTAAATAAATATGAGTCAAATCGGAGTTTACAAGCTGTACAGCTTAGGGAGAATGAGTGGTAATTCATTCAACAAGGACATCAAAGTACTTACAAGGGACTTACACGCAATTCTTAATGATTATGCGGAAGATGTAAATTACAATAGTCATTCTAACGGATTACTGTATGAGAAAGACGAAAATGCAACTAAGTTGTATCTTAGTGGAAAACCTTTTAAGGCGGTTAAAGAGTACGCTAATTTCGAGGAAGTTAAGGAAGTGAAAAAAGTAGAAGCACCTATCGAGGACACTATTTTTATCCAAGCCAAAAAACAACCCGTAATTGAGGGCGATGTTAAAGAATTAAAAAAGATTTACGAAGATTTGTCGGGCGTAAAAGCTAAACAAATGTGGGGTGTTAAGAAATTAAACGAAGAAATCAACAAGTTAAAAACAGAATAATATGGCATTAGCAAATATTACAGAGGTGGAAAAATCTCTAGGTTTAGAAAGCGGTAAGCTACAAGAAATGTTAAGTTCAGAAGAAGAACACTCAATTGATTTATCTGCATTAGTGATAATGAACAAATCGGATTTTGAATCAAGAGAGAAAAACGTAAAGACAGAAACGATAAAACACACCCAAGAGGTGCTTATCAAGGAGTTACGTAATGATTTTGAGTTAGAGTTTGAGGGTAAAACCAAAGACAACCTAATCAACGCTTTTAAAACTAAGATTGAAAAGGTAAAAAACGAAAGCATCAAAGATCCCGAAGAAAGGTACACTACCTTGAAAGGCGATTTTGATAAACTTCAAAAAAACTACCAAGACAAGGAAAATGAAGTAACTACTATTACTAATACTTTTCTTCAAAAAGAAAAATCAGCTAAAATTAAAAATGATGTGTTTCAGTTTATCCCCGAAAACACCTTAGTATCTAAAAATACTATTTTAATTGAAGCTGAACAAAAAGGATTTACTTTCGACGATATAGAAGGAATGACAGTTGTGAAAGACCGAGAGGGAAATATCCTTAAAAACGAATCTACTTTTGCACCCATAGGAGTAAAAGATTGGATGACTACTTTTGTAACTCCTTACGTTCCTAAAGCCGAAGGTGGCGGTGGTGGAAAAGATGAAAAAGGAAAATCTACTGCTGGTTCATACGAAGAATTTATGAACGAAGCCGAGAAGCAAGGTTGGGATAACAGCCGTATCAATGAGGAAGTTATGAGAAGAACCAAAGAAGGAACTCTAAAACTATAAGCAATGAGAAAGGTAATCGAATGGTTTTTTATGTTATTTGTAAGTAAAAAAGCAGAACAACTAAGACGACAAGCGTTCATTGAAAGAGAAAATGCAGTACGAGATTACCACAACGCTAAAATATCCAATGAAAAGTACCTCTCGAAATACTCAGGTAAAAAGAGATACGTGAAAACGGGTGGAATATAATAAATAACCAAAAACTATAATGATTTTAATTGTTATAGTTTTTTTTTATATCTTTGTAAGATAAATGGCGGTAATGCTATTCAGTTTCAAGGCGGTAAGCCAATTTTCAATAAGAACAATAATAGTAATTAACCAAATTTATACACAATGGCAAATAGAACACTTGCAAATTTAGTGAAAGCACAAGCAAAACTTGTAGCTGCTTTCCAATCTTCTGAACTTAGATTCAGATACCCTGCTACTTATTTAGCACTTAAAGGAAACTCTCAAATTATGTTTCCTGACTACGAATCACTAAGAGTTCGTGAAGACAGAACAATTGAAACTAATTTCAATACACGTTCAAAAAGAACATTAGGTTCGGGTGGTAGAACACACAACCATACAGGAGTTAAAGGAGATACGGCTGTATTGACACCAACTTGGGCATCATATGATGATAAATTCAATATGTCACTTAAACAAGCTGACAATTCTCTTTACAACGCACAAGAGCAAATGAATAGTGAGATTATGAATATCGTTGCTAACTTTATGGAAGGTTATGAAACGGCTGCTACTTCTTACTTATTCAACAACCGTTCGGGTGTGAATATCGCTACTGCTGAGGGAACTTTTGATGATGTTGATGATGTATTTGAAATTGCTACGGCTAACGAGTCAAGAGCAATGCAAATCACTAAGATTGCAGTAGAAGCTAATAAATATCCATCTGGAGCAACTATCTTCTGTGATTCTATCTCTTATGCTAAGTTTGAATTTCAAGCAGCACAAGGAGCATCTAACCAAACTAACTTATCTTTCCAATTCGGTGGTGTTACTTTCGTACACTCGGTTGAATTAGGAGCAATGGCATCGGCTTTAGTTTCTGCTTACGCAAAAGGATTTTGGATTGTAGTTCCAACAGGAACAGTAGCAACTTTGCCTTGGATTCCAGTTCAAAACCGTAGAGGTGTTGAAACTAAAGAGAATACTTACGCAAGTATCATCAATCCTGTGGATGGCGAAACTTATGCAGTTCACTCTTACGAAACAAGAGCAGATGATACAGCTAACAACGGATTCTCACAAGACGTAGTTACACAATACCAAGTATCACAAGATTTAGCATTTGCAAAAGCACCTTTAACTGTTGCAAGTGAAACTCCAATTTTAGCTTTCGGTATCGTTTAATAATGGTAGAAATCAATAAAATACAAGTAGCATTACAGGGATTGGTCGGTTATAAACAACCGTTCAACCCTGAGTATGCTATTGTGAATGTTGATAACCAAAAAAGTGATTCGGGTTATTTCGTAACCGACAATTCATTCGCTAAGATTGAGTTCATTAAAGATTCCCAAGATTACCTTCACATTACAGACGAGGAATTTAACGACTACCTACGAGGTGTTGTTGATTCTTCCATTTCAAGCGTTGTAAATCAAGTGTTTATCGACTACGATTTTATAGATAGAGATTTGCTTTTTAAAAATGCGATGAACAAAGTAAATACAATTTCATTACCAAACGGTTTCGTGGGGTACAGAGTTCGACCATCGGGATTAAACAAAGCGGTTCATATTAAGAGAGCCTTGTTAGAGTTTGACCTATTAGGGGATATTGAAATTTTATTGTTCAACACATCGAGTAAAGAGCCTATCAAACGTAAAACCGTTACGATAACTTCTGACATTCAGCAAGTAGATTTGGATTGGTATTTAAACAATTCGTCTAATTTCTACGAAGGAGATTATTATATAGGCTACCTAACGGCTGGTCTTGTGGTAAAACCTTTTGCAAGAGATTACAATAATGCAAGTGTGAAAACAGATTATTTAGCAGTTGATGTAGAGAGTGTCTATGTAAAAAACCACAATGTAAGTACCTTATTTGATTTAAGACTAATTGAGGGGTACTCAGAAAACATCGGTTTGAACTTAGATATTAGTGTATATGATGACTATACTGATTTTGTAATAGGAAACAAACTTATGTTTGCTAGGGCGATACAATTAGAAGCTATTATACATTGCATACAACTCTATATGGGGTCTATAAGAAACAATAGCAATAGTGTTGAAGCTAAGATACTTTACGATAAAATGATGATTGATTTAGAGGGTTTTGCAACAAACAGGTCGATTGACGTAAAAGGGTTGAAAAACAAGCTAGTAACTGAAATCACAATGATACGAGCCGAGATACAAAAAATCCGTAAGGGGATATTCAAATCGGGTCAAATTTTTGTTTCAACTATGAAAAGATAATGAATAACTTAAAGGCAAATCCCGTAGGTTTTGATATGGCAATTGAAAAGTTGCAAAAGAAACTACATTCTAAATTAACGACTCTTTGGGGAGTTGAATTAGACGGTTATCCAAGATGTTATTCTCAATCCGTAGAGGGCAAAAAAGGGATTGTTTACTATAAAAGCAATAAGGAATACTCTAAGAGTCTAATCCACAAAGAGCGAAACAAGTTTTTCTTCTTAATGGATAGTGAGTATAAAAAGATAAGTGATTACAGCTACTCGTCAAAAGCGGAGTTGTTTTTCATAGTCAATTTGAAAGAGTGTAAACCACAAGTTACATCAAGAGCAGATGAAGAGGTGCGAGTTGATGTTCTAAATATCTTAAATTCATTCTCAGACTTAGCACTTGATATACGAATTTCTTACAATGTAGCAGATGTGTTTCGTGGGTTCGAGAATACCGACACCCTTGATTTACACCCTTATCATTGTTTTAAAATAACATTCACTATAAATGACTTTAATATATTCCAAAAACCTTGTTAAAAATGGCAAACAAAAACAAACCAAGAACTACTGAGCAAGTAGAAAAATCAGCAGCAGAGAAAGCACCTATTAAAGTCGAAAAGACACACGTTTTTACGGTACTGAAAGATTTCACTTTCGACAAATCGTACAAACCTTCCGATGTCTTTGAGAGTGTTGCAAGTAAAACAACTAATTTTTTAATCACAAATAAATTCATAAAATAATGGCTATATCAAACCAAATCAATAAAGTAAACTGCGGTCAAGGTGGTGTATCAGGAACAGGACACGAAGCGTGTTCATTTGACTTCCAAAGAGTAAAAACAATCGAACTTTCTAAGCGTTCATTCGTATATTCGGTTGATTCTACATTAGCAAGTATTAAAGAAGCACAACAAAAAGAAGACATTTTCATTATCTCGGATATGGATTCTTGTAAATTGATTCCAGTTGAGCCTACAATGTCAACAGCAGCGGGTTCGGGTGCAAAATCAGTAGATGGAGAGTTACCTTACGAGTTTGAAATTATGTTCAAAAAACAAGGTATCAACTTTTGGAAAGCACTACGTAAATTCAATTCAAGTGGAGTTTACAACGTAGCTTACTACGATATTAACGGAAACAAAATGATGACTCAATCTAAGAGTGGGTTGATCAAAGGATTTACTACTAATATGATTCACACGGGTCAATATGTAGGACAAGAAGGAGATGCACCAGCAATCTTCAAAATGACTATCCAAGAGGATGATGTTTACGAGAAAGACAGAGCTGTATGGATTTCGGGCGACTCAGTAGATTACGGAGTAGGGGATTTAGACGGTTACAACGATGTAATCTTAACTGCAAGTCCTTTAGCAACAGCGGGAACAACTCTTACAGTTAAAGCTACTTTGTCTGACTTGACTCACTTTGCGGGTGGATTAACTACTGCTGATTTCTTAGTAAAGAAAGATGGAGTTGTAGTTACTCACACGGGAGTAGTTGCAGATGAATCGAATATGAACTATGCTATTGAAATTCCAGCAGCATCAGCGGGTACTTATACTGTAGAAACAAAAAACACTTACGGTAAAGGTGTGGTTCTACAAACAGTTACGGGATTACTTTTAAAAAGTAACGTAGCTACTGTGTTAGTTTCTTAGTTTTCATAATTATATTTTTTTAGGTAGAAAAACCCTTATCGCTATGATAAGGGTTTTTTGTTTAAATTTGTGGAATGAGAACAATAAGTGACTATCTTAGAAATATTAAATTCGTGCAAAATACATTGTGGGAGGAAACAGCACGCATATCGTTTGCTAAAGAGGAATTGATTATATCTATGAACACCGAAGAGCAAATGTTTCGTGACGGAGAAGATGCTCACGGAAAGTCATTAGGGGAGTATGAATTTACCTACGACTACGGGTCTGCCTACGGTTCAAACCCTAAAGGTTATCCAAAACGGGCGGGTTATTCATTTAATTTTTACGATACTGGCGAATTATACTCAGCAATGAAACTAAGGATGCAAGGCGATAAATTATTCATTGACAACAGCGACCCTAAAGTACTTTTATTAGAAGATAAGTGGGGAGTTGACTTTATAGGACTGAATGAAAACAACAAGGAGCGTCTGAATTGGGATATATTATACCCCGAAATATTAGAATATTGTAAAAAATATATGTAGATTTGCAATAGGAGTCGTCGCCTAATTAACAATCTTAAATAAATTCCCTCATTGATAAAGACGACGACCTTTTGATTTGGGGGTTTTTACTTTTATGGAATATTACAAAAATTTAAGTATAGACTTAATTAATTACAAAGATTTATATGGGAATTGGAGAGTAGAAAAGTTCGTTGATGTAAAAGACTATGAAGGTATGTATAAAATTTCTGATTTAGGAAGAGTTATGTCACTAAAAAGAAAAAAGTCAATTATACTAAAACCTTCATTCAATAATAATGGGTATTTATTCGTTGGATTGTATAACAAAGGATTTGGATATTTAGTTTTTAACCATCAATTAGTAGCTGCTGGTTTTCTTAATCATAATAGATGTGGTTTTAAATTAGTTATTAATCATATAGATTTTAATAGACAAAATAATATACTTTCTAATCTAGAAATAGTTACTTCAAGGGTTAATAGCAACTAAAACCAATAAAAATGAGAAATATATTTAAAAAGAAACAGAATCCTAAAAATCAAAAACACGATTATTATGAAGATTTAGAAATCTCTCTTTTTAAATGGTCAAAATACATAGAACTAAATGACGTTAACTGGCTACGAAAAGACTACACTGGCAGAGAGCCGAAAATAGATAACGAGGAAATAAGGGCGGTTGAGACCAAACTAAACGACGAGTATTTCGAGCTTGTAAACGACGATAAATACCGAGAATTGCTTGAAAAGAGATTAAAAGTAGCGAAACTAATAACTCGTTACGTGAAAATAGTTTCAATATGCGATAGGGTACACACAGGCTTTGAAACAGACAATCAAAAGACAAGATTAGAGTACATAATGCTTTTGGAAAAAGAAGGCTTTAAAATCCCTAAAATCAATTCTATCAACGGAGATATAGAAGAAGTTGAAAAGGTGGTGTATGCTTGCGAACAGATCAAAAACCAAATCAATATTTTAAGCAAGGACTTAGAGCAAAAATCCTCACAAGTAAAAACTTCGGTAGAAAAACAATTAATCTACCTTTGCTTAGGACTTGAAATGAAAATAATGCGACCAAAAGAGATAAGTGTAATTCAATTTGTCGAGTTAAACAATATTCTAAAGGAGAAAAACGAAGCATTAAGAGAATCACAACAAAAAAACAAATCAAGTAGCGAATAAAAGGTTATATTTGTAAGATATTAACTCGGACAACCACTAAACGGTTGTCCTTTTTTTTTAAATTATAGCGAAATGAGTAAAAATGCCATAGATTTAATAGTAACCAAAGATGCCCTTGCGGAAGTAGAGAGAGTAGCAAACCTCTTACGTACAGCAGATAAAAACCTACAAGGACTTATAGCTACCGCACAAAAAGGAGGTGGCTCTAGTAATCTAAGCGGGTATAAAGAAGCGATTGAAAATGAGCGTTTGCTCGCTGCTGAATATAGAAAAAGAAACTTAGAAGCTACGTCACTACAAAAACAAATAAATGACATAGCGATTAAACAGAACGCTCTATCTTCATCTACAAAAAACCTTTCGAAAACCGAAGATTCTTTAAATAGATTGCGAGAAAAGGCTGTTGATGAATTTAACAGAAAAGATACTATTCTAAAGAGAAGGCAAGAGATAGATAAGTTAAATGCGTTAACTAAAGAATCCATAGCATTAGAGGAAAAAAAGCAAAGAGTATTAGATAAAGGATTTAATTCAGCAAAAGAATTAGGAAAAATAGCTGTTAAATTCGAGGATGTAAGTAATAAAATAAAACAATCTAATATAGCGATATTAGAATTTGACAAAAACATACATAAGATAGGAGACTCTTCAAAGCTAATAGGAGCTGATACAAGGATTAACAAGTCTAAAATTGATGAAAAACAATCTAAAGCTAATGCTATTGCAACTGAAAAAGAAGCTATTGCAACTGAAAAAGAAGCTGTTGCATCAAAAAAAGCAGCTTTAGCGAATGCGGAATTAGCAAGAGC